TAATCTCGCATGGATAAAGGCTATATAAGCTTTTTTCATAAGCTCCGATAGCTCAGTTGGTAGAGCACCTCACTCGTAATGAGGGGGTCGTCAGTTCGAGTCTGATTCGGAGCTCTTTTTATTAGTCTTATGCTGTTTTATAACATCTCATTTTTCTTGTTTTTTCGGCATTTTTCACTGTTTGTAATATAATTTAAAAATAAAAAGTTAGGCGTGTTTGCCTAACTTTTTGCCTAACTTTTTTAAATCGTCAAAACCAACTTGTTTTGAAACTTGTAAAGGCCGTTACCATAATAATTACAGTAACAGCCTCTACGGAGAATGCGTTGCATAAGTAGCAACCTTATTTTAAATCTGATAGGTGAACAAATCCTGTTTTACCATTGAATGTTCCCCATAGCCATATATCATTAGTATCTGAATAATAGCCATAACAAGTGAATGTTTTTCCTGCAGGCAAAGTGCAAACCTCTTTGTAATTTGATGCACCTCCCAAACGCAAGACTGTGTTAGTTTTTGCTGTATATTTCTTTGCGTATTTCTTACTAAATTTATTTGCAACACCTTTTCCTTCTACCTCTGCTTGCTGTGTGCGTTTTTCAGTAGTGTGGTTAATTACAGCCATTACTTCTTCATACCTTGAGCCTAAAATGAATGCTCTTATATCGCCAGCTCCATAATTTCCATGCCATGTATCACGAGCAAGTTCTTCAGCTGTGGCATTAGTAATTCGGTTGATAAGCTTTTGTATTTCCTCATATCTACCGCCCAATACCTTGCGCCTTATATCTCCCTCGCCATATTTTCCTTCGAGCGTATGGAATAAGATGTCAACTGTTGTCATGCCTGCAAAATCATCTTTTAATTCCTCTGCTATGGCATTTGTTAATTCTTTATTCATGTCAACTCTGCTTGAAATACCATCAACTGTACCGTCTGATGAATACTGCCATAGAATAGCTGCGCCAGATACACTAGGAGCATTCACAGAATATCTTGCTACCCATTTATCGTAATAATCGAAGTCTTTCATATATGTATTGAACCAATACATTGAAGCATAGATACCGGGTCTAAATCCTGCCGCCTTGATAATCTCGCAAAAACTAGCAGCACAGCTTCTTGCAACGTTTTGTGTTCCGTCCTGCTCAGAGTCAAACCAAACGTGTCCTTCTATTTCTTTTCCTTGTAACAATCTCAGTGCATGTGCAGCTTCGCTTTCTGCTTTTGCGATATCAGTCGCATAAGAATAAAGATACACTCCTACTGGAATACCGTTTCTTTTACATTCCTGATAGTTTTCTTCGAAATAGCGATCATCATGAGTCAGCTTGTCTGTACCATAGCCTAATCGTAATATAGCTGCGTCTACATTTCCTTTTACTTTACTCCAATTAATTGAACCTTGATGATGGCTAACATCAATAATTAACATGTACGCTCCCTCCCTTTTTCCTATTTTATTAATCCCTCAATAATGTTTTTTATTCGTTCTTCCAATAAATTTTTAAATAGCTCATAACATCCAGTAGAGGCAAGGCCACTCAATAAGCCTTGCAACAAAATCTCTGGGGTAAGTGGTAAACCATTAATCCAAATTGCAATTAAAACTCCTGTTGCACCCATGATTAGGGGAATCCAATCATTGACTTTTTCGGTTTTGACTTTACTTTTTAATATGTAGCCTAAGCACAAACATATTAAAATTATAATTAGGTTTAAGTATTGTTCCATATATGTACCTCCATTTTATTCAGCTGCGTTTTCGTTTGCTGGCTCATGAGATTTTTTAATGATGTATTCATCAATTTCGTTTAGGCAATTGATAGCTCCCTCTGTATCAAGTGTCTTTAAAATTTCTCTAATGGATTTCATTAATAGGCCTAATTCCTCATTGGCTTTTCTTTCGTTTTCTATTCTTCCGCTTAAAGCCTCTTTGACTATACCTATTTCCCTGTAGTCATTCGCAAAACGTTTTTCTGCGATGTTATCTCGCCAGTCCTTCAACTCCTCGATTTCTTTTGAGTTTTTGTCAACCCGTTCATTTATTGTTTTTCCATCGTTTGCGTGCCAAACTCTCATTTTTTCTTTTAGACCTGGTAAAAAATAAACCGCAACTAGAAATGCAATAACAAGCCATTGGAAAATTTGGTCTGGTGGAGCTTGCGAACCTATAATAGTTTCAAACATATTATTTATCCTCTTCTAATTTTTGTGTGAGTTCACGAATTTCTACTGCCCTGTAATCATCTGATTTCTTTATCATTTCCTCTATCAGATAGCAAATTCTTTCAATTAACCATTTTCTCTCATTTTCACTCAGCATATTCAATTCCGGTAATTTCCTTGAATTGCTCAGCTGTGATACGTCCTTTGATAACCATTTTCCGCAATGTAGGAATGTATTCCTCACCTTTTAATTGATACTGTACTTGTAAAAATCTAAACATTTGCTAACCCTCCCTATTGAAGCAATAATTCTTCTAGTGCTGTTTCTATTGCACCTACTCTATCCTCGATAGTAGGATTTGTCTCAACGCTTGAATTCTCGTCCGGTAATTCTTCCCATGTGGTAAACACTAGGGTGTCCTTCTCATCGCCTTGTAGCAATCTTCCTGTTGAGAAATCAATCTCATCTCTTTCAAGCTCATTGCCCGATGTGTCGTAAATTTTCATCATTCTACCTCCGCTTTTCTTTTTCTTTTATTGATAAATAATCTGTCCCTGGATATAAATTCTCAAATAATTTATCCATATCTTTTATACGTCTGTAATTGTTCTTGTATCTCTTGACTGTACCACGCCATGCTCTGTAACATTCGGCAGCTCTTTGAGCAGACATATTGTTGTTCTTGAATTTTTTAAGCCTCTTACGTTCTCTAGTAAACGTATCAGCTTTTTGATGAATTACTACTTTTCCTGAATCCGTTAAAAGGTATCGCATTTTTAAAAAGGTGAATCCCTTTTCTAGCTTAATTATTTGCGTTTTCTTTTCGTTGACAACTAGATTATATTCTTTTGCCAAAATTCTAAATTCATCTAAAAGTTCAATTGCTTCTTCTTTTGTTCTGACAACAATACATCTATCGTCCATGTATGCATCATAGACTTTTACACCTTTGACCGTTTTGAAATAGTTATCAATTACTGATGGGAAAAATACACCAGCATTTTGTGAGAGCTGTGCACCAATACCTAACCCTTTGTCACCAGGATTGATTTCAATTAGATACTTTACTAATTCAAACAAATCATCCTCTGGAATGACTTTCCTATATGCTTCTAAAAGTTTCTTATGGTCGATACTCTGAAAATATTTCTTAAAGTCTATTAAAACCACATAGCCCTTGTTTGTTTTATATTTTCTGTAATATCTTAGTAAATGTTTTTTTAATCTCTTTCTAGTAAAATCAGTTCCTTTGCCTTCTTGTGATGCGCCGTTATCATATATAAGATATGGCGCTGTTCTGGGCGTTAGCACATTGTCAACCAAAGACCTTTGAATCACTCTGTCTGATATGTGAATAGATTTAATATGCCTGGGCTTTCCTCTTTCGTTTATATCAAACTCTACAAAGTCCTTTTGTTTATATGTGCCGCTTTCTAAGGCTTGCTGGGTAAGGTAAATATTTTTCCATATATCATATTCATACTTTTGAATTGATGCCTTCCAATATGAATTCTTCTTAGATTTCTCAAATGCATCAAACAATAGGTTCGCATTACTAATTTCTTTCATCTTGTATCTCATCAATGGCTACGGCAGCTTATAGCTTGTTAGCGTACTAACTTGCGTCTACATCCTTAGATATTAGAGTTGCCGCCTCTAATCGTTTACTTTTAGCTATGTGCAAGGATAACAACTCCTTTCTTCTTTTTATCCATTCGACATATAGTCTACTTAATTGGGGTTTAAAGAAATCAGGGCGGACTCCATTACTGTTGCTGGCGTTGTTGTTGTTGCAATTGCCGTTGTTGTTCACATTCGCAAAGTTCGTCGAGTTCGCCACGTCACGAAGCCACCAGTTGGCTCGAATCAGTTGTTAACCTATATGCTATTTACCTTTCTTTTTAATTTGTCTGAGCAGCTTGTTATCAGCTTTTCTCCATCCCTTTAGAAGCGTTGCTTCATACTCAATCATTCCTACATATCGCATATATTTTTCTGGGTCTACATGTAATATGTCTTTAATTAGACTGAATTCGTCGTAAAGCTCGCCGCAACATCTTATTGCCTCATCTTGGTAATAACGCCTTTCGTAATACTCACTCTCGAAGGCTGGTATTACATCGTTTGCATCTCTTATATTTCTTTTGAGTCTTTGGAGTATTTCTAATAAATCTGATCTAAACTTTTCTATTAGCCACTCGGGATAATTATCCGTTATTTTGGCTATGCCGTATGAGTCGCAGAGTTTCATGAACTCCTCTGCGTCCTCATCTGACATCTTATAGGCTTTGATGTAAAACTCTGGCTCTCTCGATCTATTCTTTACCCCGAAGTCTTTTAATAGAAATATAATAAAGAGCTTTTCTATTTTGAGTAGTTGCTTCCAAAATTCCATCTCGGATAATCCACGTTTTGAATAAACTACACTCATGCTGCCTCCCTGTAGATACCGCCGCTATCGCGGCGAGATGTAAGATTGTTCGCGCTACGCGCAGATGGCGAAAGCAGGGCGGACTCCAACACTGTAGCTGGCGTTGAGGAAGTCGCAAGAGCCGTTGAGGTACACATACGCAAAGTCCGTCGAGTTCGCCACGTCACGAAGCCACCAGTGGGCTCGAATAGTGATTCTACTTGGATCTGCTGCAAAACCAGGAAGCTGTGACTTATCAACTGTATGGTTGTATGCGTAATGTTCGCCCTGCAAAGCATTTTTGAATTCCTTGCCACCATATACCATTTCTTCTGTCATTAGTTCGACTGTTGAATCGTACCATGCTCCAGCTGTTTCATAGTTGCCTGTAACTGCATTCTTTAAAAATTCTCTATGCTTTAGTATATGTCCACTGCCGAAAGCACTGTTGATTGTTGACTTAGCTGTAGCAAGGTTACTAATGTACATTGCTGAGCCTACATAAGCGCCTGTGACAACATTCGTTGTGTTCATCTGCGCATTGTATAGGCATGTATCTGGAACAATAACGACATGATGCGTCTCGCATGATGTGTCACCAGTGTGGAGCCAATAGTCAAATCCCATTACTCGCCACACAACTCCATTTATGGTCCAGTAATCGTGAAGCATGATGCCCCCGAAAGTACCTGCGCTAATCTCCGCGTACTGTTCGGCTGTTACTGCTGTTCCTAAACTTATACCTCTTGGAACCGAATTTCTCGCTGCTGCATTTCTAGGAACAAGCGCATCTAGAATATCAGCGATTTTGATTTTTTTTGTTACACCATCGTTAACTACTGGTATGTAATCATTTGGTGTTGGATTTTGTAATGATGCTAATCCGCTTATAGGTGTCATTTTTTTACCTCCCTTAAAAATTGTATTCTGCTGCAAGCTGTTCGCCTGTTTCAGTTGCTATTATTTCACCGTCCTCGGTTAGTAGTGCCGTTGTTGCTTGTGTGAGTTGCCCCGTAATAATATCTGAAAACATTTTTTCCTCAGATACTCCGCCATTGGTATTGATTATCATTTGAGCCTCCTTAATTAAATACAACTACGTTTGCAGTTACATCTGATTCTGGTATGCCATCACACTCGAATGTTAGCTTTCCTGCACCCTGTGCTATTGCCCTTACTCCTGCCGCACAATACGCTTCGTATGTACTTGGGGTTGGGGAAACAATAATAGTATTTGAGGCTGTCACATTGCTTGCATCTACCGTCTGCTGTAAATTGCTATTCCAGTCGGCAAGAGCTAATGAAACTGTATTCTTTTGGTGCTTTGTCTGATAATCTGTGGCTACCTCAGATTTAAACTCTTCAACCTCTGATGCTAATTCGCTTTCTGATGTAGAAAGTTGTGACAAGCTCCTTGTGTGATCGCTTACTGTAGATGCTAACTCGCTTTGTGATGTAGAAAGCGAATCTATTTCAGACTGGGCTTCTGATAAGCTTGTCTGAGTATCTACCAAGTCTTCTGCTAATGCATAAGCTCCTGTTAGATTGAGCGTGACTGTTGCATCCGTTGATATCGTTGTTACGTAGGAAAATACAATCTGTGTTGGGTTAGTTCCATCGTAAGCGTTTATAACATCGCCTATTGTTTCAGCTGTGATAATGGCATATAAAATCTCTGTTCCATCCGTTCCCAGCTTTGCGTATATTCCAACTTCATTTATATTGTATGAGGTTGTAATAACTGATTCCCCGGTATCAGGGTCGTAATTTGAAATCAAGGCTTTTAGCTTGTATTGATTTTCGTTAGCTGTCTTTGAAACAATGGTGTAGCTATTTCTAAGATTAATTAGAGCTGTGGCTGTTCTTAAATCTACATAGCTGTTCCATCTCCCATCACCAGTAGCCACCTTTGTAAACACAATGGGCTTTTCTTGCGCTATTGCTGTGTTAATTAAATCCACTCCCCTGGTGGTTACTACTGCATCATTATAATTTGCTGCCATTTTATCCCTCCTGTCTATCATGAACTTGCCATTGTTGCACTATCAATTGTTCATCCGCAATATACAATGTGTTGTCAGAAACTCTTGCAAGCTCTACTGCATCTAAAATCGATCTTGCAGATTTGACATCTTTAAGCATTTTTAAAAACTTTGCTTCAAGGTCTGCTGTTTGAGTATCATCAGTAATAATTTTAAAGTGGTAAGGATTCCCTCCATATTGATACCATGGCTGAAACTCTCCTGTATCAAGCAATGCCACTAGTAAATCATCTAATGCTTTACGTGTTCCACCTAAAAAATATTCATTCAAACCATTCTTTAAAAGATTCAACTTTTGAGCATTTGTATAGTCTGTCTTATAGGCTTGTACGTGTATGCATAGTGCCAAGTAGTCATAATATTTGGGGTCTACATTATCAAGGTCGCTCCAGACTGTGATAGCCTTTGCCAGGGGCAATAATTTAGCAAACTGCCTGTCTATAGCGTATGCCATTGCCTCGGTACTATGATTTTGAAGATTTGGTGGTAAAGTGAGATAGCTTGCTCTAGTCTCTCCTAGTTTTTTCATAGCAGACCTCCGTATGTAAGAACTATGTCTGTCTCAGGACATATACCTACTTCGTATGCATTTTCCATTTCTATAAAACTCTCTGGTGTTTCTATGTCTATTCTTGCTGCACCTGCCGCCATTGCATAAGTCACTATATTGTTAGGATTGATTGGCGCACCTATGCTTGATGCCGTTGCAATGGTAAATTCTTTTATTGCATCCTGAATTGCCTCTTTAAGAGTATCTTCTGAGTCCTCGTTTTCAGCATCTATATAATAGGTAGCTGTTATCGTGTAAGCGTGTGCTACCGCTGGCAACACCTTTATCATGTCTGTATCTGGGAATTGGCGTGACTCTAATATATAATTCTCTACATTTGTGCAATAGTTAGTGGACGGTATCACACCATCCTGCAATATGATGTATATTTGAACTAACGCTTCATTGTTGGTAATGCATTTCACATCAGCTATTGCACTTGAATACTCTTTTACTTTTGCTTCATAAGCTCCGACTGGTCCAGCATTTGAAAATGTGTACGGCTTATTTAAAATAACCTCTCGCAGTTCATCGTTTGTATATTCATCATGACCGCCTGATGTAGCGGTTGTGTTTGTTACGCTTGCGACATAATTCACGGGATCTACTATTGTGGTTAGTTGCCCTATAGCATAATTGTTTCCAAGTGTTCCTTCCTCGGTGCATTTGACGCTTACTATTCCGTCAAGTTCCCCTGCTGCAATAACTAAATCTTCTGTGGTGGCAAAGAATACATTATCTCCTGCACTTACTCTTGTTCCCTCTGATATAGTGGTGTCTGTCGGTTGCGATGCCGATAGGCTAAATTTTACCTCACAGCTTGCCGCCTCTTTTCCGCTCTCAAATATGCCTAGATTTGCAGCCCAGTTTTTTAGATACGGTCCATACATATAAGGCAAAAAATTTTGACGCATACACAAGTTGATGTATTGGGCGAATAAATAAAATTCACCGCCTATCGCATCTAGTATTAGTCGTCTTTCGTCTGTTGCTGCCAGCGTAAAATCGTCTAGTCCTTCTAACTCAGCAAACTTATTTTCAAAATCTGCTGTTAGCTCACCTTGTATCTTTTCAAGGGTTATTTCTTGTTCTTTTAAAACGTTTATTTCTGGTAATCCATTAAATACACTAAGATCTAACATTGACAACTATCCTCGCTTTCTCGTCTTTATATGTAACCTCTGTACATAAGATTCTTTCATCCCAGTTGTCTATTTGCGACATAACATCAGATGCATACTTATTCGCTTCTACTGGGGAGTTATCTCTCGGGGTTACTGTCTTTAATCCCATTGCTCGTTTAAATGGACATGTGCCTATAGGTGTCTGAACAATTGATTTAACAGATCTATAAATTGAATCTTGTTCATACGCGTTTAAGCCGGTGGCTTTTTCAATGTAGATATTGTTTTCCATATTGTCTCCTTTAAGCTGGGATGGTTAGTACTTGCCCTGGGTAAATCAGATTTGCATTTTTAATTGTCCCTTTGTTGGCATTAAATATCTTGCTATACTGAGAACCCTTGCCATAAAATTGTTTGGCTATATTCCAGAGACAATCACCTTTTTTGACTGTGTATGTGCCACCTCCTGTTGCAGCTGGGACTTGTGCTGTAGAGCCTTTATATTTTTTGCTTCTCGAAAAAGCGAACTTGCCAGCTGAAACGCTGCTTTGCGCTGTCTCTTTCATTGTGACTGATGTTTTAATCTCAATGATTCTTCCATCCCTAAATATCTTTTCTATATCACTTGAAAGTTCTGTGATGCACCATTTATAATTGCCCTGCCTTTTTCCGCCTAAAACAAATTCTTGTGCTGCACCAGATTTAAGCATTGAGTAAAGTTTTTGGTATTCTGTCTCAGGGCTATATCCTAAGTTTGCTGAAAGTATTATTGTCATTTGGTATTCTGGTGCGCCTAAAGAGGTAAACTCTAGTACTGGATTTTCTAATGGTCTTTGATGCTCTGAATAGTTAGCAGATACAGTTCTTTTTAATCCGCTAAAAGAGATTGCTTTAAGTACGCCATTATCTGAGTTAACTCTAAAAGACACATCTCCTAAATTTCCTACATGACCCATAAATCAACCTCCTATTTTGGTGGCTCAGTATCGTCCTCGCCTTCTTCTGCTTTCCATGTGTAGTGATGCTTGTGTGTTTCTAAATCTACATCCCCAGCTTTTACTGAAGATGCTGTAATAGCTTTTGCCTTTGTGCTTCCGTTTATGGTTACATTCGAACCTGATAACGTGAATGCTCCAGCACCTATAGAACTTGGAGTGCTGCCATTTGCATAAATACGACCTAGAATCACACTTCTTGTTACTTTTGTTCCGTCCTCATCCAGTAACACGGCTACTTGTTCCCCCACTTTTGGAAATGTGGTCACACGTTCCATGAATGGAATATCTGATATAATTGCGTCTCCTCTATCTGGGATGATAATATCCGCCAGTCCTGATGATGATTTCATTACCGAAATTATTCCAAAATATAAATTAACCATATATACTCCTAAAAGCTTGGTATTACTCTGTGTGCGTTTATCTGGCAAGTGTATTTGTCGGATTTCGCGTGTGTTACGCTATCAATGAAATAATTACCGTCTAATTGTCCTGCACCGGTTAGTGTAAAAACATCTGTCGCGTAATAATCTGGGTTGCCCTGGCAGGTAAAAGACATTGTACATGCTTCTCTCATTGACTTTCTGAGTTCAGCTTTTGCCTTCACTTCTGCATCACCTACACTATCTGCTTTAGTGTTCACACTTAATACTCTTGTGCCGGATTCCCCTTCAAGTGTGTACTTGTACGTGTAAGTTTTCTTTTTCTTTCCGCTGGTATATTGCATCTCCACTGCGTCGTACACATTTAGAATTTTTGTTTGAAAACGATAAGTGTATAATTCACTTAAATCTATTTCATGCCTTGGTAATTGTTCCTCGTAAGTAGTTAAGTCATATATAATCAATTGGTCGTTATATACCTTCATTGCAAGACCGTTGGCCTCTGCCAATTTAAAGAGAAACGTCATGTCAGTTTGACCTGATTGCGACTCTTCCTCTATGGTAATTTCAGGTCCGTCATACTGTAGTGTGATTCCTGCCGTGGTTGAAATATCAGTTGCAATCTGTCTTAATGTTGTCTTTTTCCAGGTCTTAGTTTTAGTCGTTACAGAAAAGTCTTGACTAATTGGTAATGATATTCCTTTTAGGCTTGCAGCATTCGGGAGTCCGCTTGCTTCGTATGAGTCAATATAAAACTTTCCGCATTTATGCTCGCCAGCTTTACCTCCTGCATACCAGGCGACTACTTGTATAGTCGCCTCAATCTCGTCCTCTGGATAAGGGTAGTAATTGTTTAACCATCTCTTATCCTGATTCTGTAGATTTAAAGAAATAGTGTCAGCTGTTCCACTTGCGTTATCTGTATAGCTCCATGACTCACAATCTTTTGTAAGCTCATCGGTTTCACCTGACTTGTTGTATATAATATTTAGTTTAGCTCTTGGTGTTGTATCTCCCATGGCTACATTCTCCACGCTGGCAAATCAGTTGATTCTACTTGTGTATTGATTTCAGGACACCATATCTTGACTCCCGCCTCAAACATCCATATTTCCAAATACTGCCAGTTCTCTTTAGCTTCCATGATTACTGATTCTTGGTACTCGTCGCCATAAACTTTGTAGGCTATGTAATCCCATGTATCACCTTCAGCTGTTATGTAATAATATCCACCCATTTCTTAGCTCCTTATACTCCGAATGCTGTTCTTGCGTTCTCACGCATATAATCATTCATCATGGTCTTAAACTCTTGCATTGACATTCTAAGACCCGATTGTATTTCCTCAGAGGTGGCATTTCCGCTTGCGTATACTGTAGGATTAAACTGGATGGCAATATTAGAAGAATTATTTGTTGTTTGCCCTAAACTATTCATTAATGCTGTATCTCGTCCTCCACCCAACAATCCCATGCGTGCGCCTGTTTCATACCATAAGTTCCTAGACCTTGCCGCATTATTAATAGGAATGATTGCTTCTGATGAACCATCCTCTGCAACTCGTGTAAGAATTTCATTGTCATATATGCCGCCTAGTGCATTGTTTTCTATTCCTAATGCTTTTTTGTATGATTGATATGAAGTTGCTCCGTCTGTATCACCATTTATAAGATTCTCTAAATCTTTTGCGCCTGGTATATTGCTCGTATCAATTGTTGCGTATGGTACAATACTTATTTTCGTATTAGTGGTAAACTCGCCTAATTCCTTATCAAGAATCTTATCTATATTATTTGCTAAATCGCTAATAATAAGATCTATTTCTTCCTGTGACAATCCAGCTTGCTCGCCTAACGCTTGAACAAATTCTGACGGTATTCCTTCTCCGCTTTCGGCCGCTTTCTTTAATACGGATTCATAGTCTTCGTTTGTAAGTACTTGGGTTGCTAAATAATCATAGAGATTAGTGTAGTCGCCAGCCATTATTTGTAGTTGTTCAATTCTGGAAATCTCATCTGTTACTGACTGATCTACTGCTTTTCCCTCTTGAGCTAATTGATTTCTGTATGTCTGAAGCCTAGTAAGTTCGTCTGTCAAGTTATCTGTTAATTGCTTTATAGCGTCTGCATTATCTCCAAACTCATTTCCTACATAATCTATGTTGATGGTTGCGCCAATACCATTTACGCTATATGCATCAAATAATCGACTTATATTATCATCAAATTCTTTGGATAAATTAGCATTAGAATATACATTGTCAATTGCTCCTGTTTCCGCTGCTGCAACTGAAGCTACATCTTGTGCGCTGTTGGCGTAATAATACAGTGTTGCAAGTTCTTTTTCCTTGTCAGCATCCGCTTGGGTCATTGAATGTGAACGAACTGCTGCATCTAATTCGCTTAGTCTCTGTTCGTATGCATCTTTTCTTGTGCCTAGCTTTTCTTCTAATGCTTCCGAATTTTGTTCCTGCATTTCTTGGAAAGTCTCTGGTGTAAGCTGTCCAAGTAATGCATCTGCCGTATTTGCTGCAAGTGCTGAAGAAAAATCTGTATCAGCTATTTTTTGTTGGATTTCGAGTAATCTCTGTCTAGCCTGATTAATCTTTTCCTCTTCTATCTCGTCTAATACTCCATCTGCAAATGCATCATTTAAGACTTCTGATAATTTTGCACCTGCGTTTTGAGCCTGACCTTCCATGCGATTATAAAAATTGTTAAGTCCTGAAACCTGGTAGTTATCGCCATATAATATCTTGTCTGTAAGACTAGATTTATATCTAGCTGTTTCAATGTAGCTTTGTACGTCTGTAATTAATGATTCAACATCAGATTTGTATGTCTGCATTTCATCCTCAGACATCTCTATTCCTAAATTAATCTTCCAGTTAGCCTTGTCTATATCAGCATTAGTTTTCTTGATGTTTTCATCTATATCTTCTAATTCATTATTTTGTTTTTCAAATGCATCGTATAAGCCTTTAAGACCTTTGTATGCTAAATTTTCAGAGGCTTTTTCAATTTCTTCCATGGATAAAGCAATGCTTCCGAAATGCTCGTCAAGATTAGCGTCAATTATCTCCTTGTGAGCCTTTTCTGCATTGTTTTTTAGAATTGTATAGCCTGTGTATAATGCGGTTACGGCCGCAACTGTGGCTGTTAATGCTTTAAGTGGTGTCGGGAGTGCCATAAACGTTGTGAACATCCTTGCACCATTTGCTATACCTGTTAATGCAAGCTGTCCTACTGTTAGTCCTTTTATTAAGTCAAATATGGTTCCGCTATTATCAACAGTGAACTCTATTAGATTTAATAATCCTTCTGCTCCGTTTTCTGCGAACTCGCCTAACTCGTTAATCATGTCTTTAATTTCATAACTATGCTTTTCGCCAAACTCGTCAACCATTTCAATAATCGCAGGCATCTTAGCTGAAAACTCATTTAGTAAATCCTTTGCATCATCGCCGAAAGTTGTGCCGATTCCGATTTTCATATCATCAACTGCACTAATCCATCTCTTACTTGCGGCTGCAAGTGTATCTGTTGCAGTGGCATTCATTGTGTCTAAGTCGCCTATAGAGTTTTCAATCTCTGCATCTAATTTGCCCCAGCTCGATTCTGCTATTGATGCTCCATCTTGTAGGGATGCCATAAGATAACTTAACTGTGATGCATAACGAGTACCTGCAATAAGTCTTAAAGCGGACATTTTATCTTCATCATTTAAGCCTTCCATTGCCTCGCCTATGGCGTATAGTGTTTCTTCTAAGCCTATAAAATTTCCCTGTGCGTCATAAATAGAAACGCCTATTGCATCTAATCCTTTTCGTGCTTCTGGGTTTGCACCTATACGTGTAAGAATAGAATTTAGGGCTGTTCCTGCTTTTTCTGCTTTGATACCATTTGAACCAAGTACGCCTATTGCCGTCATTAATTCATCAAGGCCAAAGTTGCTGTTAAAGTCCATGTTCGCGCCAAGAGTGACTGCTGCACCACCAGTCTTGATGAGAGATTCCATTAACATTTCTGCAGTAGTATTTGCATTATTGTTCGTAGCGACAAGCATATCCATGTACTGGGTTAAATCTTTAACCTGTAAACCTACTGCTCCAAGTGAATCAGTAACTAAATCTGATGTGGTTTGTAAATCTGCCCCTGTAGCCTCAGCAAGTCTGAGTACCGGCATTAAGCCTTCTATAGATTCATCAACGCTCCATCCTGCAAGAGCCATATATCCTAATGCTTTTGCTGAGTCCTCAGCTGTAATAGTTGTTGTTCTTCCTGCTTCTCTTGCGGCGGTTGTCATTCTTTCGACTTTGCTTACTGATGCACCAGCAATAGCCGCTGTATCTGCCATAGCCTGTTCAAAAGATGTATAGGTTTCTGAAATACCCACAAGGGCTGCTTTTGCAACATTGAAGCCTTGTTGATAGGCGTTTAACATATTTCTAGTTACAGAATTAGTCATGCTGGCGAAACGTTCAATTGAGTAGTAGCTTTGTGTTACTGCTTTATTTAATGTTCCGTCAGATTTTCCGCCTATGATAACTTCTAGCTTCGCTGTTGCTTTACCCATTATTACTTGTCCTCTGTGTTTGTTTGTTGATTTCTTCTACTAGGTTTAAAAATTCACCGATTGGTAATTCTCTGAGATATTGTAATGACGTGGACATTCTAAGCGACACTCTAACAGTAAGTGCCCTCAGATTGTCTACATAATCCTCGCCCACGCCTAGAACAATAAAAAATACAATTTGATTGTGCTTCGCACATCCTCAAAATTCGACCACTTCATGTTGCTAAAAAACTCTATTGGTAGTCCTGTTGCTTTCATAGCAACATGTTTGATGTATACACTATCATCAAACTTATTACCTGTAATTCTATGATTCATGCGTTGCATTACTCTATCGAGATATTCTGCATCGCTTTGTGTCATATCCATAAGACCTGATAAATCAAGTTCTCTATATTCTTTTCCTTCAAATACGTAAGGTATCTTAAAACGAACTTTATATGAAAAATCCTTTCTTGCCTGTTCGTATGCTTTATCTACCTCATCTTCGTTATTTATATCTGAGGCTGCCTCTAGCTTTGCCTCTTCCTCAATCTTGTCGTCATTTTCTATATAATCTTTGCCCATCGCATTCTCCTTATGTTTAAAAGCAAATAGCCAAGGGCTATAAAGCCCCAGGCTAAAATATTAAATTTCTAAATCAGATTAGAGATATTATCAACAACATCTGTGCCGTTGATTTTGCAAATACCATTAATCTTGTCGATTTCGGTAATTACCTCTCCGTCGATTTCCTCTTTGTAGTAGGTTACTTCCTTTGTAATGGAAGGATTTCCGTAACCATTCTTCTGTAAAGAGCCATAGTTAATAGCCTTTGTCATTCCTTTTACAGTAATGACACGGCCTTTGTATTCCTTAGCTCCTGTATCTTTGTTAATCATTTCCTGAGCTGCCCTCATGATAAGAGGTATCTGGTCATTTCTGGCTAGATCGATATTCTCTCTTGAAATATTCGAGAAAGGAATTTCGATTGTAGAAGACTGAAGCTGACCTGCTGATGGGTCGTCAATCTCCCCTGCCATTCCAGCCATATTAAGTGTCTCTGACACGTACTGGAAATTAGGTAATGTAACCTCGGCAGTAACTCCAAGGAGCTTTGAACTCTCTGAGGCTGTGCCCTGATACAGATTAAAATTGTTAATCTTTCCTGGTATATAAGACATTTATTATTCCTCCTCTCCTGTTAATGCTCTTTCGAGTACTGATGAATCCCATGTGAATACGTTCTCGATGTATTCAATTGGTGTCCAATCAGCATATCGTGTTCTGAAATGATAGCGTCCTTCTAGCACCTCTGACATAGGATTGTCTGATGCATTGAATACAATTTCAGCACCTGCAAGGGTATCTCCAATTAATGCGTTAAGTGATGCATTATAGTTAGAAACGATTGACTGAATACGCTTTGTTGAGCCATTGCGCCCAACTGTTGAAAGATACTCTGTCTTAAATCTATTCTCTAAGTAGTTAGAGATATTGACGCACTTGATAAAGCGGTCATTAGGGTCTGTATCATCTGGATAAGCTGCTGTGTTGTTGCCCCAGAACTTCCAGCCACCAAAGTAAACGCAAGTAGCAATGCCTTTAGCATTGAGGTAGTCGTTACATTCCTCGGTAGTAAGGTGAATTTCTGTTCCATCTGCCAGGCAGACAGCAGAAATCATTGCTTTTGTGTTATCTGGTGAGTCTGAAGGTACATTGCCATCTCTTGCGCACATATACTGCAGTAATGCGCCAGCAAGTGCAGACATTGACATCACTGTGTCGTCAACCTTTACCATAGGCCAACATGGCAATAACCATCTTGAAGCAAGCCCATTTGCTTTCTTTGCTGCAAATACGTTTGCATAGTTCTTTACTGTACTTGACTCGATATCAACAATTGCAAGAGCGTTTGTCAGGTCTCCTGCAAGTTGCGCCTTGTTTTCAAGTGCTGTAGCTACTGCTGCATTCTCTGAGAACTTAGGTGCTAAGATATATGATGCAAAAAGTCCAGTTGTCGAATATACTTCGTCAATAAGTTCGATTCCTGTTCTAGCATTGTTAGCGTCAAGACCGCCTATGATATCTGAAGCTGTCACCCCTGCTGGATTAAGCTTTGTATATGCAACTGTGATAGATGTCACATTTTTAAGCGCACCATCAGGTGTTACTGCTATTGCCAGATTTCCGTCTGCATCAATTGATGCTACATAGTCTGTGCCTACTGTTGCAGTTTCTCCTTCGTTTGTAACCACAACCTCAGCAAGCAAAGCTCCCTGGTCCTCAATAGTTACTGCGCCACTTGTCAATGTATACTGCTTTCCTGCAACGGCTGTCTTGTGGGTAGCCTTTGATGGGTCTAACACATTGATACAAATAATTGGTGCAACTGCAAATTTCTTGAATGCAAGATATGCAGCCTGAGCAAGTGTGTAGCTTGCGTAATCGGTTGTTTTACCGAAGTACTTTTCAAATTCACTCATTGAATGAATTGCGATTGGCTTGTTGACAGCACTAGCTGGATTGTCCAGAGTATTAACTGGTGCTGTACCTACGATACACTGGATGCCGTATGTTCCAACACTAGGATCTACGCTTATTGATGTATCACGGTCTGTTGCGATTCCATGTAAATAAGACATTGATTATTCCTCCTTTGAAATAGTTTTTATTGTTTTTTCATACGCTAGGAACAATAGACTTCCCTTTGTATGTAGTTCTTTCTTTGCTGATACTATGTTGTCTAGGTCAACAAACAAGTATCTCGATAGTGGTTCAATCTTGGCCGCTTCTGCTTTTATAGCCTCTGGGTCATAATTGAATATCTGATTAGCTCGGGTTATGCCGTCTAATTCGGGTCCGATGTACATAATCATAAAAGTTCCTCCACACCTCTTACATATTCCGCGTCTTTAAATTTCCAATCACAGATTAAAGCCGCTTCGTAATAATTTGGGTAGCTTTCTTGATTCCATCTCTTTTTAGCTGACTTTGGAACTAATTCGGCTTCCCCTTCTGCTATATTGTGAGTTTTGAAATGTTTCCATAACTCATTCATGAAACTTGCTATAATGATGTGTCCTTGTCTATCGTCCTCGTCTAGTTCAATAGAAACTATGAATTGCATCTCTACAGTCCAGTAGCCTTCGCTATCCAAGTCCTCGTCATTGATTATCACAATGACATAGTTTTCTAGCTCATCATCATTTTCATCTGTCTTGTAGGGCTTTTCTTGCCTATACACGTTCCAGTTTTTCCAGATTGCATCGCCTTTCACATAAGGTTCTTCAATCTCAGGATTATCTATAGGGTTTCTACCTGGTACTGCCAGTCCGTGATTAGCAATGAGCTTTTCTACTTCCTTTGCAAGAATTTCTTGCAATTCTGTATCAACCATTAATTACCCTCCAAAACTCTTTCTGTCTCATGCTGTAGTCTTTTCAAAAAATATGCCTCAGTTTGCTCTTTAATTTCTTTCCATACTTCTGGTTCTGAAATACCTTGAACCATGGCAGGTCCTGCAACACCTCGGATAGGATATCTTTCAGGTCCTAATCTAGTGAAAAGAGCGTGTGTGTTTTTCTTCTTTCCTATCTGTACAAAATACTTAGGACGCTTAGAAAACTTCACGTTTGAATGTCCTTTTTCTGAATGACCTGAATATACTTTGGGTGGGCGTTTGCCTTCCCATGTAGCACGCTGTGGTCTGACAGTCTGCTTACCGCCTTTCCATTGACGAAGGTTTGCAAACCCTGATTCATATTCAAGGATTACTGATGGATAATTATTTCTGCGATTCTTAAACGATGCATTAATCATTTTTGAACCAGCTTCATAATGTTTCTTCAGTTCATTTCTTATTACCCTTTTTGCTGTAGGCACTGACCTGCTTGCTGCTTTATAGATAATGGAATTAGTCTTACCTTGCAGCTCTCCTAATCTCTGTCTTACCTCTGAATCATCAACTGTTATAACAATTTGATTTCCTGCCATAGCTACACCTACATTTCAAAGTCTCCTACGTACAAAATAGTTACACCCTCAACTTTGTCGATATCCTGTATTAGCATATTTTTTCCATCCAAACGAATACTTGCTCTTGTTGAAAGTTTGCGGCTTAAATCGGCTGTTCTTATGTATATAACATGAGTAGCTTTATTTATTTCATGCTCCTTCGGATTTAGTGTGGAATGCATAAGTCCATAGGACATCTTAGCCTCTGTCTGATCTAACCTAGTTACAACACACGTATAGGTTTTTCCGTCTATAGTATGCTCACTGGCGAACTCGTCTAAATCAAAGAAAACATTTTGTAAATCGTCTGCAAAACCTTCTTTAAAAGTCATTTTTATTCCTCGTTTGAATCAATCTCTTTTTCCACCTGCTTACCGCCTTTGGACTTTCCTTTTTTTCCTTCGTCTTTAGGCTCAGGCTTTGGCTCATCCTTTTCGGTTATATATCCATGGTTGAGCATTCTTTTAATATCAGCCTCGGTGAGGCCTGTTACAGCCTCACCAATGGCAAATGTTCCATCAGAAGTAATTATCTGAGTGTTTGCAATATACATAAGCTACCTCCTAAGCAAGGGTATCTTCGCCGTATACATCCTTCTGGTATGCAATCACTGCTGCCTTTAATTCAGCGAGTGTGCCATCATCTGTGGTAAGCTTATCCATACCAATTGATGTTCCATAAGCTACTACTGCTGCTTTAGATGTAATAGCGTTAATCTCTGCCTCTGTCTTTAAAGTTGCATCTGGGTCTGGCTCATCATCTGTGACAGAATCCTCAGAATCATCTTTTCCAACAAGTGTTGTATAGATATTTGCAACAAGCCAGCCTTCCTGGTCCTTTGGGTAAGGAACTGGACGAGAGAACAGCTGAACCTCTTTGATAGAGTCAATCTCATTTCCTACAACCCTAGGAACAATCTTTTCAGCGTATGATCTAAAGTTATCTCCTTCAAGGAATGTAACCTGTCCATATACTGTTGTACCCATGCCAGGTGCAAGCATAGCAATTGTACCAGCTGGAAGAAACTCTTTTGTTGTGCCGTCAAGGTCAACAAACTGGTCATCATATACAAATACGTTGAATAAAATGCCAGAAATGTTAAGTGTTCCTATATTGTCTACACCTTCTGGGGTAGCTACTGGATTAACATTTCCGATTTCTACACGTCTGAAATCGAAGAACTTTAAGAAATCCTTCTTTGTGTAGAGAAGCTTTGCAACATCACCTGTCATTACAAGGTCTGTTGCCTTTACACCACGTTTTCTGAGTACAGTCGCCATATCAAACAACTGACCCATCCAAGCCTCTGCATCGTCAAGCCCTGCAAAAGTTGTTCCTGTGTTGCCTGGTACAGTCTGGAAAAGGTAAACATTGTTAAACTCGTTCTCGTAGAACTGAAGCAATTTAACCTGCCCCTTGGTTCCATTTGCTGCATCCTCAGCTGTGGCGAAATGCTTCATTGTAAGCTTTCCAGTAGTGATTACCTCTGTAGCCATTTCTTCATGTCTACGAAGAATCATATTTCTACCTTCTTCCAGCTTCTCTGCCTCAACCTCGTTTTCTCTATCCTCTGGTGTTCTGCCTGATTCAGCCGACTCGCCAAAAGCCTTCTTTTCAAGGTCTGCTGCTGTGATTGTGAACTTAGGCGCAATAAATGGTGCTTCTACCTGCTCCGCTCTGTAGCCTTCTGTTGTCATAGCGATACCGCCTACAACTGGCACTACATAAGGTGCAATTGTGCGTCCACCTTTCTTCATCTCAATAAGTGCTTTCTCTGAATAGAATGTTTTTCCATCAGGGAAGTATCTGTCCTTGAAGAACTGGCTGACTGGGTAAATCTTCTTTAATGTGTCAATAAGTACATAAGTATTCTTAACCATTTTTCAAAACTCCTTTCGATTATTTGAGATAGATTCCCTTGTTCTGTAGGGTGATCTTGGTTACATCTGTGAGTGCTGCGGCTGTTGCTTTAATTGCACTTGTTCTGAATGTTCCAGAAACATAGCAAGGAACAACAACTGTTTCATCATCACTTGCAAACTCTGCGTCCTCTGCAACAATTACAGATGCGTTTCCATTTGCCTTGTGAATTGTATATACACCCGATGCTTCATCGAGAAGCATTCCTCTTTCAAGTTTTCCTGTTGCTGAATCATCATTTGTAAAAATAATATTCTCAGCGTCTACTGGGTGCTTTGCATCATAGATAAGGTTGTCATTTTCAACCTCGTAAACTTCACCATTAAGTCTGCTCATTTTACTGTACTCCTTTCTTAGCATTGACATATGCAGCCATAGCGTCTGCCTGTGCCTGTTCTGTATTAGAATCATCGTCCATACCTGTGTTAGGTTCACCAATACCAACACTATCAACACCTGACTCTACACTGTCTGCAATTGCATTCTGCATATATGCTGCTGCAACTGCGTTTCCCTCAACAAGTGCTTTGTATGCAAGCTCCTTGCCATCCACAATGTCCTCATATTTTGCTTTTTCTAACATTTCTGAACTAACATTGTTGGCGATTGCATCGAGAGATTTCATTCTCTCCCGTTCTGCGTTTACTGCATCAGTTTTAGCCTGTGCAATTACCTGTTCATACTCAGCTTTTGCTTCTGGGTTTTCATTTAAAAGTTCCTGTAATCCCATTGCTTTCGCTCCTTTCGTAGAATTTTCTATATCAGATACGGGAGATTCCGTAAACTGAACATTATTATTTGCATCCTCGGTGGTTGACTGCTGCACTTGCTCCTGCTTTAGTTGCATAATCATTTCAAGCGCCTTTTCCTCGCCACCCATCTTGTCGATGAATGCTTTGACAGTCATAAATGCTGTTGCTTTATCATCAGAAATTAATGGCATGGTTGAAGCTGCTACTGATGTAATGTCAACTGAGCCGCCTTGCTCTTCCTTGTCTGTCATTAGGCCATCGCAAAATCCATACTCTATTGCATCTGCTGGACTCATGTAGGTTGATTCATCCATAAGCCTTTTTATCTCTTCCCTTGCAAGCTTTGTCTTGCTTTCATAAGCGTTGATGATACCTTCGCCAATGGCTTTTAAATCCTTGGATTCTTTGTCCATGTCCTGATAGTCACCCTCTGCATAGCCCTGTACATTGTGTATCATGTACACTCCTGCCTCAGAGATTAACACCTCATCACAAGCGCAAGCTATGAATGTAGCTGCACTGCAAGCCCATGAAATATGAGCAGTGACTTTTCCTGAGTATTTCTTTATTGCAGAATATATTTCATATCCAGCAACCACAGTTCCACCAGGGGATGCAATCTCTAAAACCACATCATCACCATCTGCTGACTCTAAAGCATTTTCGATAAGGCTAGGGCTAACTACTTCAATCCCAAACCATCTATACATAGCGGCTGTAGTGTCTGTGCATATCTGACCTTTTAGTTTTATTGTTGTCATTTTGTTTCCTCCTGCTTATTAAACACATCATTTACCATGGCTATTTTTGCATTCTCGGACTCTAACGCTCTAACGTTATCCTCAAAGTCGCTACCATTCATTGATGCTGCCTCGTCTTCTCTTGTTGAGAATCCGTTTTCTACTCTTGTTACGGCTGCGTTTACTTCCTGTACTGGGTTTAAGTGTCCAGGTGTAGGGCCATTCCATGTACAAGCTGTGTATGCATTTCTAATCAATGGATCTATGAAAAAGCCTGGTGCATTAATTCTTCCCTTTGATACCGCCTCAGCAAACCATAGGTTGTATACCTCTTGGCAGAACGCATTCACAAACCAACTTCTACGCATCCTAAAGGCTTTCCATGTTTCATTGATTGCACCCTTTGATGCTGAAAAGCTTGCTTGAAATTGCTTGAGTAATACTTCTGGTGATATTTCAAGTGCTGCGCCTATCTGAGTGATAATGGATTTAACAAATACGTCATATCCATTATTAGGATGTGTACTTTCTACTGGTTTGATGTCTTCACCCTGTTTCAAGTAGTTTACTGTGCCAGTTCCTAAAGCAATCTGGTCAACCTCTTCATCTGCTGCCTGACTTGCTTCTCTAAGCTCTGCTGGTTCTTCCTCATCTACACCGCCAAACCCTGCGATATCGTCGCCATTTTCTGTTGTGACGAAAATTGTAAACATCGAATTTACAATCGCTGCCATTATCTCGGCTTCGGTATACCTTGAAATCTGCTTTATACTTTGAACTACTGGTGCAAGTAAAGGTACGCCTCTATATTGTTCTGCTCTTTCAGCATTGAATATGTGCAACACATTAGGGTTTCCGCTTTTTTCACTACGTTTTACTACTCTAGTCCATTCTTTCTTACCGCTTCCTGACTCTTGCGGATTGACTGAGCATATATGATAAGCTACAACCTTACCTTCAGAATTGATTTCAATTCCATTCATAAGGCTATTGCCATTTTGCAATCTTTTGATAGTTCCTGAGAATGTACCACTTGAACCATCATTGCAGACTCTATCCGATTCAATTAATTTAATTCTTAGTTGATATGGGTTGTTAATCTCTGGTGCTTTTGCATACTTGATTAGACAAAATTCCTCACCATTGACTAGCCAATCCCTAAAGGCTATCTGTTGCAGCTCGTAAAAGTTGTTCAAATCTGCTGCATCGCATAATGTGGATTCAGCCCACAACTTAAATTCCTTTTTAATCCTGCTTGTAAGTTTTGCCGCTTCGTCTTTACTGATGCCTAAAAACTCATAGTCAATCTTTGGCTTTGGTGTGAGTCCTGGACCCACAACATTAGTTCTAGTAGCATTGACCGCTGCCGCTGCGATGGAACTATTCATAGCTAAGTCTCTTGATCGTTCCCTCAGAGTTTTTCTGTTTGACTCTATATCACTTACAGGTGAATAAGAACTAGCGTGCCATCTTTTAGCCCATGTAGCATTACCGCTTGCTCCACCATGGGAGTAGCCTGAGTTTGTTAAATCCTCTAGGGCTGACATACGAGCTTGTATTATTGCTATCTTTGCCTCGTTTGCAGCTATTTTTTTCAGATTTTCACTTTTTATAAGTTCCTGTTTAATTTTTCTATTCTCGAAAAATCCCATATTTAACCTCTTAGCCTAGCGGAATAATGCGTCTGGCTGTTCTTCTTTTACTTGTTCCATGGTCTTCATAATTTGCTATTGCCTCATTGTATGCGTCAAGTTCTGACTCTATTCGTGACAAATTTGCTCTTGTCAGTTGTTGACCGCCTATAATATAGCTTTGGGCGCCACCTACAATCTTTTCCCATGCTGATTGTAATAAGTCTCTATGGGAACAAGCTCTGTCATAATCTTTTTTGTTTCTGATGATTACTCTCATAAAAACTCCTATAAATCTATAGCGTTATAAGTCTTTCTCTTGTTCACTGTCCTTTTTAAACCAGGTCTCATGTAATTAATACCTTTATCCAGTTTCTTTTCTAGGACATCAAAATCTGGTCTTATTAATTCAAGTGCCGCAAGATTGTAGTTGAACAAATCAAGAGGCTCGTTTCTTGCGCCTGCCTTTTTTACCCAAACTGATTTATATACACCATTTACCTTTTTTGTTATCTTGCGTTCACAGGTTAAACCTTGGAAATACTCTTTGTCGTAACCTCTGCCTTCTGGAAAGTGACAATAGCCTGCACCAGGTTCTTCTATGGTTAGCCGATTGGTTATATCATCCTTACCAGAGTCAACACCTAGTATTTGAATTGCGGTCCTGTCAACAACTACATTCTTTCCGTTGGGTCTTTCTTCTTTGATTTCAACAACTGTCTTTTTATGCAATAGTTGTAAATCTGGCTTTCCTGCATAGCCTTTCACAGCCCAACATTTAAAGCCTTTTTGTTTCATCTCTTTTGACCATTTGTAGACTTTGTTTGTATAATGGCCGCCTGAGTCTATACAAAATCCAGCAATATTTAGTTCGTTACCATTTTCAAAAGAAAATGTCTGACTTAAATAAGCCTCTAAATCTTGCCAAATATCATTTTTTATTAAATCGCCGTATATCTCATTTTTATAGATTCCCCACGATTCATAGTTTCTCGCCCACCCTCGGATTTCTACTTCGAAGCGGTCGTCTTGTACATCAACTGATGCGGTGAGGACTAAAACACCTTCTGGTAAATCGGCTCCGTACTTTTCAGCGCGTTTTAACATTTGGTCTTCATCAGCAGTCTTGCTATCTACTGCATCTGTTTCATCCCACGTCTGACCTAAAACTGTATTAACAAATACTTTTAAATCCTCTGTATCGTGATAGGTTTTCAGTCTTTCATTTGCATCTTTAAAGTTTTCTACTATTTCTTCCCAGTCAACAAATGGACTAGCAAGCTCATTTAATGTAAACGACCTAAACTTTTTTCTTTCGGGGGCTTGTGCAATCCATTTATGCTCTGACTCTTTCCACTGTTGCTCTGTGTGTAAAGCTCCACAGTGTTTACATACCATTTCAAGAGTCTCGAATTTAATTCTTTTAAAATCATATTCTTGATATTCTCCGCAACTAGGACATGCAACGCACCATGTTTCCATTGTGCCTTTTAAAAAGGCTGTCTCTATATTTGACCTGCCTTTAATTGTTGGGGTAGATGTTTTAATATGCTTTTTATTCCAATAACTTGTTGCTCTTTTTTCTGCAAGCTTGATAGGATTTCCTTCGCCACCTGCTGAATCAGGAAAGCGATCTACCTCATCCATCCAAATTATTCTTCGCGGATCAGATGCAAGAGATGATGGACTATTAGCTCCAGCAATTGCTATTGAACCGCCGGGATATTTTTTTAACATCAAAGTGTTGTTGCTGCTTTTAGCTTTTGCATCTGCAACCTTTTCATGTAATTGCGGAACATCCTCTATCATTTGAGCGAATCGAGTCTTTGAAAATCTCTCTCCGTCATTAAGGGTTGGCATTACTAACATTTGAGTTGTTGGCTCGTAGTCTATGTAATATCCGATTCCGCACATGATAATTGTTGTTTTACCGACTTGCGCGCTAGACATAACTGCAACGTCTGTAACCTCTGGGTCGGTTATCGCGTCCATTATTTCGCGTTGGTACGGAATAGAATCTGAGTTAAACTTTCCGGCTTCATTACTTCCAGCTGGTAAAACCATATATTTATCAGCCCATTCGGAAATCGTAAGAGCCTCTTTAGGTCTGAGTTGTTTCGCAAGCTCGCACATGAAATCTAAAGTGTGTCTGCTAACTTTACTCATCCTCTTCATCTCCTAGTGCTTGTATCTGCTCATCAGTAACATCTATATAATCATCACTGTAAAAGTCATTTGGATTGTATGCCGCAAGTTCCGTAAGTGCCTGGTTAATTTCATCGTTAAGTATTTGTTGTATCTGTACTCTGTTTTTGCCCTCCAGCTTCTTAGCAAGCTTTGTAGGCATAGCAGTCATTTTAGATTTAAACTTTGTAAACATATCAGTCATTACCGCTGACACATCTTCTGACTTGTGAACTTGTCCGCGAATTAAAGCTAGTCTTATTTCAGAAATCTGCCGCTTGATATATTCGTGTCTCGCTTTTTCTTCGTTTAGGTTTAAATCTGTTGGTATCTCATTAACACTTTTGTTAGATAACTGCTTTACTTTTAAAAGCGTTATATAGTTTTTAATGCTTTCAAACAGAAGGTAGTTTCCTCTGCTTTCTTTTTTTACTATTCCGTCTGCTGTCAATTGGCGGATTCTCGAAGTTTTAACATCAAATACTCTTGCTAGAATTTGGCTCGATACAGTGATGCTGTCAATATCTTCTATCTGCATATCCGTTCTCCTTTTATCGAACATTCTTTCGAGCGTAATGTTAGTTTTTTTCGCATTTTTTTGACCTATATCTAGCCAGCTTTTGGGCTTCGCGCGACCCGCAAGGAGTCAAAAATCCTCACAGAACCTATCCAGTGGCGCAAAGACTTGTAAAACATTGATTTTTCAAGGCTTTCAGGCTCCTTTTGAGCCTATATTATAGATCCTCTATATTTTGAGTATACCTCCGAAAGTAGCGGACAAAACGGACACTTTTATTAGACATAAGAAGAAACGCCTCAGCCAGGGCTTAGAAATTGCCTTTTGCGCGCGTGCGCATATTAGACATAAGAAGTTATATGTAAAGCTTTTATGTGATTTGATGTGAAAATGTAGGGAATTTTAAATGATTGATAGACTTTTAAAGTTGATACTGCTGCAAGCTTTTAAGTTTCATTAAGTTTCTTTAAGTTTCAGCTGCTGCATTTTTAGATTTCGGAATTAGTCAAAAGGATTTTTCTATTTTGGAATTAGTCAAAAGGATTTTTTAAATTGCTTTATTATTTTGGTTTTTAGAGTTTCGGACTGCATCCGCTTTTTTAATCCCTATAGTCTTTTTATTAATTAAATAAGGCTCCAGCTCTTGCGAACCTCTAACAAAAAATTTTTTTCAAAAAATTTTTCTCAGTATTTTCAAGGGCTGGAGGTACTTTCGGGAAAACTTTTTTGAAAAATTTTAAAATTTTCGCTTGACGGGTTGACACAAACGGAGTTAGACTCCAGTCATCAGCAAGGCAAACAAGCCAAACTGAAATACCTTACTAGGAGGACGACATGGAGGATCAGATGACAAACACGATTTTAAAAGCGTTTTTGATTACTCTTTTGAAAGTAGTTGAAAAAGCTAAAGACACCAAAGAAGTTGAAGAACACATCAAGTCATTACTAGAAGTCCTTTAAAAAGGGCATAAAAAAAGCAAGCGGAACAGCCGACAAACTTAACCACTTGCAAGGGTGCTAAAACTAGTAACTAAATCCTAGTTAAAGCTTATTTAGATTTTAGCACCCTTTAATTTAAAAGTCTATAGCAGTTGCTCGATTTTGATTAAGTCATTACCGCCCGACTAGCTCAGGACTTAGAACGCATTAATCATTTTTTAGGAGGTAGCATTATGATGAACTATTTTTCAGGAATTAAAACAGTTGAAGAACTTAAAAAGGCATACACAAAACTAGTTAAGGAATTACACCCAGACAACGGCGGCGACGCTGAAGCATTCAAGGAAATGCAATCACAATATACAAATGCTTTCAAGCTGGTTAAAAATAATCACATCAGCAGTGAAGGCAAGGAATACACAAAAGAATCAAACGAAGAGCCTGAAGAGTTTATGGATATTATTGAAAAGCTTATTCACGTTCCGGGTATTGAGTTGGAGTTGTGTGGTCGCTGGTTATGGATTTCAGGAAATACTAAACCAGTTCATGAGGAGTTAAAAGCTTTGGGCTGCCACTGGTGCAATAAGAAAAAAATGTGGAACTGGCACCGCCCTGAAGATGCAGTTAGACGCTCTAAAAAAACAATGTCGATGCAGGAAATACGCTCTAAATATGGATCACAAAGTTTTAAAGACTCTAATGATCAAATGGCTCTTGAAGCTTAGTTGTTGTTTTATAGTTTCCGCCCGACGGAGGGCGGACTCTATAAGGCAATAAAGCCAAAATAAAAACAATTGCAGGAGGTAGCAATATGAATAACACAAAAGATTTAGCAAGCTTTTTTAATGAGCTTGAAGCAACTGCGAAGGATGTTGAAAAGATAGGCAGGCAAGCAAATATAAAAAGTGATGCTTTAGGACTTGCAAGTGTTTTAGTAGCAATTAAATTGATGTGCGAAAAGTAACGGAGGTGTAGGTATGAAGGTTTATAAGAATTATTTTACAGATGATTTAGGAACTAAAGAGGATTATTTAGAAAATGATCTGGCGACTCAGCAGCTTTTAGGAATTTTGATTAATAGCAGAAATGTAAACCCAGAAGGAACTTGGCAGCCCGAAATTGAATTTATAAAAAATGTTACTGGTTATGAAGTGAATGTTAAATATTGCAATGGTGCAAGCTCAAAATATTTAGTTAGATAAATATGTTTTACCCCCTGGCGGATGTTTTCCGCTAGGGAGCTTTTAAAAATTGGAGGCACGTCATGGACAAAAACGCAATGTTAATTAAAAAAGCAATCAAAAAATATAACCTTCCTGAAAATGTAGAGTATAAAACTTTTGATCAATGGCGTGCCGAAGGGCTTTATGTCATGAGGGGGCAAAAGGCAGCCTTTAAAGTAAAGCTTTGGAGCGGTCTTAATACTAAAAAGGATTTTTATTTTTTCAGTGAGGATCAAGTTGAATACAAAGAGTATATAGCAAAAAGACATGAAGCAGAACTTGAAGCCCTAGAAATTGAACAGCAAAACAAAGTAAGCCAGGAACTCAAAAAAGAGATTAGACGTTTTACACGTAGTAAAGCTGTTAACCCTGGCACCGCTGCAAGCAACATTGTAGACTTTAACGACTTTAAGAAGCAGAATTTCGGTTCAATAATGTTTTCTGCAAACTCAAAGTACTACATAGAGGATCTGTATTTGGAACTAGCAAATATATGGCCTGATGTTTTCAAAGGTGATGAAATCAATGAAGCTGATATGTTAATTGATATATGTGACTCAATTAATAATATAAAAGCCATAGAGCCAGAATGTAAAAGTAATTCTAACTACTCAGGATGGTTTGAGGACGGCGGAGACCTAGCATTTATTTAGGAGGTAGAAAAATGGGATATTTTAGAACTTTTAGGGATGCAGATATCAGGGAAGCTGATGTAAAAATGAATAATGTTTTAATGTTTCGCAAAGATGTTATTGAAATGTTGCAGGATGTTATAAATGTTATTAGGACTCTTGATGGCAAGGTGTACAATGTCCGCATTAAAAAGACTATTGAAAATGTTTTTGAAGGCTCTAGTCTTAGATGTTACGTGTCAAGCTCTTACAAGAAGGATTATGTGGAGATGTATAGTGCTGGCACTTATGGCAATTACAATAGATGTGGTTTTAGTATTGAAACCTATGTTCCTGAAGGTGGTACTGCCCCACGTTTTGATGCTGCTGCAACCATTGAAAATGTGAAAACAAAAATAAACGAGCTTGAAACTAATACTCAAAAATGTTTAGATGCCAGGGCTGAGATATCTGGAATGTATGAAGAGCTCAATAAAATGTTTTCACGGATTGCAGAAATCCAATCCGTAGGTGACTACACTTTTCAAGAGTTCTATAAACTCAATTTTTATATCAGATAATGGACTAGTGGCAATGTTCGCCAGGATGTTTTTAATAAATGGAGGTATGTAAAATGAATAATCCTAGATATGCAAATTGTAACTATAAACGTTTAATCGAATATGTAAAGGCGGCTGATGAAAACGGAGGCTATGTCAAATTTAAGTCTGAAGGCTATATGGATCTTGTTATTGAAAATGTAGGCTATAATGATTATGCAGGACATCCAGTTTATTCAATGGCTCATTACTATGTTCAAAATGGTGACTTAATGAGGGACCCAGAAATGACTTTTGCGGTTGATGTTATGAATAAAACCATAATTCCACAAACTTATCAACTGGATGGGCTGGGAATATACCAAGAAGTGTTTAAATATCAAAATGGCAAGACTTATTACAATGTTCGCCTTATTTCTGAACTAGACGACTTTTTAAGACAATGGATTAAAAATATAATCAGTCAAGGCTTTAATGTGTCTACTGCTGCAATTCGTTAGCTTTATATGTTAAAATGTATTTCATGTTAAACCATGTTGGCGATGTCGCCGTGATGGTTATGTTAGGAGGTTTACAAATGGCACTATCTGAGGAAGAAAAGAAACAACGCAAAAAAGAATCCCAGAAAAGATATAGAGAACGTAATAAACAAAGGATTGCAGAATATAGCGCAATGTATTATCAAGAACATAAAGAAGAGCTTGATAAAAGACACGCAGAACAACGGAAGGGCAAACCTAGAAATCGCCGTGATTATATGCGTGAGTATATGAGGGAATACAGAAAACGTAAAGCAGAGTCTTAAAGGCTCTGCTTTTTTTAATGTCCTCTACTACAGAGTAAAATTAATGTTTATAGGATTATATTTCACGTTTTCTAATAATGTGAGTATGTAAATGCACTCCCATGGAGACTTTATCAATGTTTGCGGTATGTAGGTTCTTTCTCTCTTAAATCAAGTAGCGCATAAGGATCCTTTACTATGTCTGTTTCTGCTAAATAGTATATACGTTACTTAATTTCCATATCCTTTCCGCAATTAGGTCAATAATATGCTTTTGCATCTTTACTGACAGGCAATACAAATACTCTCTTTTTACAGAATTTGCACTTATATACAGGTAATGAATCATTATTCAGACTTATCTTAAATCCATCATCTATCCAATTTCCAAAATTATTCATAATCTACTCTCCTTTATTCTCAATGTAATTATTAAAAACATGAGTGCCATGCTTACTTAATATAAAATCGATTTCGTCCATTACTGTTTCTATTTCTTGTTTAGCACTCGTTAGTTTTTCTATTTCCCTGTTTAACTGTTCTTTTCTATGGTTTAACTTGAAAAATTCATCCCTTAAATTTTCGTATACTGTATTTTCCATGATCTACTCTCCTAAATATTTAACTTAAATTTCAACTAGATTATTTTAGTTAGAATTGTTGATTTAGCTTTAAGAAAAATGTATTTAAGTTACTCCTGTTCTAACACTTTTTTTATTTCTGAAATATACTTCCAATCATTTGCAGATAATACTATTGAACCATCCCAACTATTGACTATCTGCTTTATTTGTTCTAATTTTTGTAACTTAGCCTTAGTATATTTTCTATACCACCAAAATGCTTGTAATATTGTATCTTTTGTGTCCTCACATTTCTTAAATAGTACATTGTCTATGCACTTTAGACGTTCTTCTGCTTTGTGTCCCTCATGTAATGAGGTCATTAATGGTGTTATTCTACTCATTTTCTAATACCTCTCTAACCATCTGCAATATATGATATGGTCTACATTTGCATAGCCAATCATCATGGACTAACCACTTAATCTTATCCAGCTTTTCCAAATCTCTAATAGTTAATTCCGTCATATCATCTTGTGTCATGTGGTCGCAATTTGGATAATATTTACATTCCTCACATACTTCTGGATGATAATCACTGCTTACCTTTAGACAATATATTCTGTCTGCCCTTGTTACTTCTATTGATTCTCTATCCATTCTCACTCTCTCATTTTCCTTTGTGCCCAGTTTATTCTGTTTTCTTGATAAACCTTTGGTGTGCTTTTCTCAGCATATCTGGTGTGTAACCATCACCGAACTTTTTTGCAGCCTCGGCCCATGTCATGCCGTCAATGTATCTGAAGCGTAACAATGAACGCATGAAAGAATCATCCACACTATATATTTCAATTTCTATTTTGTGTCTAATGTCCCCCAATGTTTTTAGTGACTGCTGCAACTTTGTCACATCAATTGTTGAATGTGATGTGTCTTCCAGTCTCTTTTCTAGGTCTGCAATTTCAATTTTGATAAATGTGTACTGCTCTAGTAACTCTTTATTCAATGTCCGCTTCTCCCTTTTTCAATTTATTCTCCCCGATTTTGTCTTTGTTGCTCTACCATGGCGGCTAATATGTATTTCTCTAATATCTTTTTGCTTACTGGTATAAATGTATTTGACTGCTGCAAACTTTCAAATACTGTCAATGTGTTCTCAATCGTTATCTTTTCTTTGTCTGTGTCTATGTAAATGCTTGTAAGATATTTACATTTGCCTTCTGTAGCCTTTGTTTTGTGCGTCATGTTTTAAACCTCGTCTTGTATTAGTAATGCAATAAGTGCAATTGTAAAAATTATTATGATGTTTCCTCCCGTTTAGTAAAATCAATGTCTTTTTTGATATTTATAGTGTTTGATATTATATATCCGTCCATGGATATTGCTGCCTCTTTTGCCTCAGCTTCATCCAAGTAAAAGAAATAAAACTTTTGGTCGCTGCCTAAGATGATTGTTAAATAGCCTTCTTCTATGTCTGCTAATATCCTTGGTATGTTTGGCGTTTCGCCTAAAAAGTAGTAAAGGTATGTAATTAATAAATATTGCTCTTTAAATGTTTTCCCTAGTCTCTTTTGCTTTTCAGCAAATATCTTTTGTAGTGTCATGATAAGCCTTTTTCTTTCTGTATTCTTCGTTTGCGCGTTCTACGATTGGCCGCTTGTAGTCTTCGTACTTTTGGCCGTACAGATTAAACCAGTCGTCCTCCTCACCATAAAGCACATGTACGTAATTTGTTTTAGGGTTGTTATAGTCTTTTATTTCAAATACTGTATCTGGATTGTTCCAAACTGTTAGAGCTTGCCTTGCCGCATCCTCGTATATACCGTATCCCTCTATAGGCCATCCGATATTATCAACAGCAACTTTTCCACACTTAGGACAAATATAAGCCATCTTGTAATATCTAGGCTTGCATGCGTCCCACTGTACACATCTATTCTTTTTGAGCCAGGGAATAACACCGCAACATTTTTTAGGTTCGGATGCTGCTGCGATTGGCTTGATAACAGATTCTTCGGTTTTAGTAACAATTTTTTCGGCTTTGGTAGCAGTTTCTTCGGTTTCGATAACCGATTCTGTTATTTTTCTCTCTTCACTCTGCTGCAAGTAATCAAATATACTTATTTGTCCTTCGCATACGTAAAAATCAAATTTTTTCATGTTCATAGCCTCTAAATTAAAAACATAATAGTTCTCCACTCTAAAACTATTGCTTTATTCTCTAGTTTGCAGTTTATAGACACATATACTTTCTCAGGATCACCTAAAAACCTATTTACAAACTCTCCTGCTGCATCTACTGGCAGCCATAACATAAATTTGTCATAGTGCCCGCCTTTTTCCTCTAAAAATTGTTCAATTTCATCTATTTTTTCTCTCATTTTATAAAATTCCCTTGTCCCCATGCTTAATTATGCTTTTAAGCTGTTATATTACTAATGTATTAGTCTATTCAATGGACACTCTTTGCACTTGGCGATTAATTCTCTTCGCTGTTCCTCTTTGTTGTAATACAATGAATATTTACAGTAGCCAACACATATTTCGCTTGCTAAATCATACATGAATTCTTGAAGTGTGGGCTTTGTGGGCTCTTTTTTCTTGGTAAAATGGGCGATTTCTTTGTTTTTCTCTTTTGTGTTCACAACTCTACTCATCTTCGTTTTCATCCTCGCTATTGAACCAGTGCAATTTTGAGCCACAATGACAACAGTATGGTTCTTCCCAGTCTTTATCATCTAGCTCGTATTGCCAGCCACATTCAGGACATTCGCCTGTGTCGTATACAATTTGCCCATCCCACATTCCGTCACCACTTAAAATGACCTGCTTTTCTTCTATGCTGCTTTCTCTATTGCTGTCGTGTCGCATCAACCAAGCTCCAAAAGCAGCTGATGTTAATACGTCTACAACATGTGGATAACTCTGCCATTGATTTAATTCTGAATCGGTATAACTGCCATATACTTTTTTACTCATTTTTACCACCCACACCTGCTATCTAAATTAACTATTTTCCCCTCTGGGCTGTTAATTAAAGCCCAGTGTGTAACGTCAGGTTGTCCTATTCCGTTTGCGTACCATTTACCATCCTCATATACACCAATTGCTATAGGGTCTTGTTCGTCACCATCCCAACATAAAACGGTATCTGATACATGGTATATAACACCGTCCTCATCTTTTTCTTCGTGCATATCTGGTGTTTTTTCTTTGACGCTTATCCATTCAATCATTTTCTCCTCCTAATGCTGCACTAATTTATAAAAGCAGGGCGGACTCCACGACTGTTGCTGGCGTTGTTGTCGTTGCAATTGCCGCCGCCGTTCACATTCGCAAAGTTCGTCGAGAGCGCCACGTCACGAAGCCAATACCAAGTACTTTCGCCGTTTTCATCAAGAGCGATTCTATCTCGCCAATCACTTAGGTTTTGAATTTCTGCTTTTGATGGTAATACAAGTAGGTTTCCGTTTTTATCCTGCTGCATCAAATCAATCATTTTATCCTTGAATAAATTGATTAATTCACTATTCAAGTACTTGCACATATCGGATGCCTCGAAACCACCTTTATTTATATCTTTGTCATTCATAACATGTTCTGGTCCCAAGCAGTCATAAAGCATATATTTAATGGCTGTATCTGTTTTGCCTATCTTAATTGCCTTTACTTTGGTTCCATCTTTTAATTTGAATTTTAAAAATTTCTTACCCTGTTTCACTGCATTCTCCTTATTTGTATTTATTTACAATCATGCTTACCTGTGGTTGAGTGATTCCTAATTCTCTTGCTACTGATACCTGACTTCTGCCTTGCGCAATAAGTGCCATTACCTTGTCTTCATCAACCCTCTTCTTTTTTGGTTCTATCTTAGGCTCTGTATTTGGTTCATTTGGAGATTCTTTTTTCTCGGCTAATTTGCTTTCAAGTTGCTTTTTAGCTTCTGGATTTTCTTTAGGTTGCTTGTTTCCAGCATTTTCTAACTTGCCTGTAACTTGCTCACCTTGTTCAACTTCATGAAAAGCAGGAGAATCTGTATCATTCATTCCTACTACATTAGATGCCATAAAATTTACAACCCTGCTGCAATCTTCACACAACTCTTTAGGCGAGTAACCTTCTTTTTTCAACTGTCCGTCAGTGTCTATGATATAGTCGCTGAGTCTGTGTGCATTGCCTTCAATTTTCTTTTTGCATCTATCGCAATAAAATATTAGTTTTCTCATTATTCCTCCCTCGATACTTTAAGTCCTTTGTTATAGCCTTCTCTAAATCCAACTTCTCGGCCGTCATCATGCCCCATGGCATAGCCGACAAGGTAGCCAACGATTAGGCTTATTGTGGCTACGACTATTATGTGTAGTGTATGCATCTTATTTCTCCCTTAGTTTTGATAGCTTAAATAATTCCTTTCTATAGGCGTTCCATCCTTCAGACATCCATAGGTAATCATTATCTGTAGCATTTGGTATTATCTTTTTAGGTAGCTCTATAGGATTTGCTTTGATTGTTACAGCTGTATCTTCTATTTGTCCTCGCATTATTGCTGGACCATCAATTTCAAAATGCTCAAAATTGTCCGGCACTTGAAATACACATACCAACTCTTTCATAATTCCACCGCGTTTATTATGTCTTTAATCATCATTAATCCTGAATCATGATTGATATCCACCACGACATTATTTTTGCTTGAATTGTATTCCAGCACTGCTAATTCTTGATGTTGTCCATCATTTGTGATTCTTATGTTTGATAAATCCTTTTGGCTATCAGTCTGCTGCAATGCGCATCTTAATAGCTCAGCAATTAATATCTTATTTTCCATGCCTTTTGTTCCCCTTTCTAAATAAATCTAAACCCAGGCTCATTAGATGATTGCTTTTGTATTCTGTCGTACTCATCCAGATAATTAATCCCGAATATGCTTTGAAAATCTAAGTCCGTGTATACTTCCTCAAACCTCAGCTGTCCTTTTTTCTGTAAAGCTTTATCCACGTCATTATTTAAGTGAACCGCCTCTAGTCCTGCCGTGTGATGATACGTGCAAAGGTTTACTTTTAATCCGTATTTCTCGGCCAGCTTTCTATTAGCTGTTCCATGGAATACATGGTGTTCCTCGGTGTACTTATCCGAATAATCACCGTGTAAGTAGGCGCATAAATAGCAATAACTATCTTCTCTGGGCTGCATTATAGACTTTATGTGTCTATTTCCTCTTTATCTTTAGTTTCTACGACTAATTTAATATCGCCGTTTGCCTTTCGTACTGCCTCAAACTTGAAACGTTTATCAGGTATCTTTATAGTCAGCTTCGCAATTTTGCCACTTGCTAGATGCTCTGCTGCAAACTTAAAGATATCTTGCACTTCTTGATGATTCTCAATAAAAGTGCTTTCAACATTTTGCTTGAAAGCTTCTGATACTTGGTGTTCTGCATTCACTCTTAGTGCCTCGTCGCATTTACAATTTGCTGTGGCTGCTCTGTCATAAACTTCTGGGTCGTTGCAATCGTCAGCAACTTCAATCATTTGTGTCTGTCCACAATATAAACACGCTCCTGTTACTTGTTTCATTTACTCTTTCTCCTTTCGTATGTATTCCTGGTATAAGTTAAGTTCCGCCGCTAAATTTTCAGCACACTTTTGCATCTCGTAAATATCTGCCGTGCTATAATCTTTCAGTGGCTTATCTAAACTTCTAAAAATATTAATTAGCTTTGTTGCTTTAATTTGGTGGCGTATTCTTTCTTGTCTTGGATTCTCTGACGTTCCCTTACTATCGCCGGTATGTCCGTCATATTGATTAGATTGTGAACTATCTTCTGTAAGTCCTCTGATTGTCTTTTCTTCGTCAGGATTCGATTTATCACTCTCAACTTTTTCAGCCTCCTTTATCATCCAGTTGTAATAAGAATGTGGCTCTATATTTTTTATTACCGAAATGTCGTTCGCCTTTAGTAAAATCAACAACTTTTGCCATTCTTCTTTATTAGCGACCTCTTTGTTTTTGGCATCTTTCCAGTTATTTTCTACCCACTTATCTAGTAAATGCCTATTTAAAGCGTTTGCTATATAGTAAGAATCACTATAAACAGTTATTTTGCATTTCTTAGTTATTCTATTTAGTGCGCTAATTAATGTGATTAATTCTGCTGCATTTCTTGTTGTGGACTTCAATAGCTTTTTCTCGCCTGTCAGCGTTTTAGGCTCACCATTTTTTATGGTTTCTAGAATATACACATACGCCCATTTATTAGCCTTTGTACTTTTAATGCTCTGATAGGTGTATATATTAATCTCGTCCATTTGGCGGACCCCCTTCTAAATCTAGTTTTATTAGTGAGTAGGAAAAATATTCATATCCTGTTAATTCACTTATTCCTTCGTGTACTGAATCCTTATCTAGGTAATAGCCTTTTCTTTCTGTTGGATTTTTTCTCCATTGCCTTGCTGAAACAACTTTCTTTTTCACTCTTGGCTTTCTCAGATTACGTGATGGGTAATATGCTTTACCTACCTTTTCACCCTGAGCTAGTAATGTGCTTTCCGTTTTCTCGGAATATTTAATAAAATACTCGGCAATTTTTGAATACTGGCCGTCGGAATATAGAGGCTTAACATTGATGCCGCCATTAGTCCAGAATTTGCGTATCAATTCCAAATCACATCTAGGTATTAGCATGTGTATGTGTCTAGATCCTTTGGGTCCTATTTCTTTGGTGTATATATACTTAAATTCTTTACCGGCTTTTTTGAATGCTGTTCGCATCTTTCTGCAGAACTTTTCTACTTCCTTTTGCATCTGCTCATTAGTGATGTTGTTATTTCTGAAATAATCCAGCGTTAGCAGATAATCGCCATCTACAAAATTTTCATTCATTAGCCTTCTTAGTTTCTTTATTCTTTGCCTGGTATTATATTTTTTTGTTGCTTCTGAGCTTGGCTTTACCTTCGGTTCTCTTTTTTCTGACTCTCTCTTTACTCTATAAGTGAAATAACATTCTCTCTCTAATACTTTTCCTGCCTCACATTCTTCTAAGATGTAAGGCATAACATTATCTCCATTTTTAAGTAATTGGTCGTAAAGATATAAGGTTAAGCAAGTGTGCTAGGGGCTACCTAAAAGCCCCATTTTTCTTGACTTTTTCGGATAAATCTATTACTATAAAAATAGGTTTAAACTTATCCATTTTTAAGTTGAATCTATGGTCGTTCAGCCCTGAGTTATCTCAGGGCTGTTTTTTTATTCTTGTAATAATCAACCTCTTGCCCTCTCCTTCTCATAACCTGGTCTTCATAAGCTTCATTTCTTTTAGTGCAACAAATGATATCTACCTCTGATACTACGTTTCTAGAAAATAATCCAAGTTCAGGATTGTCCTCCGGTTCGCCGTCATCAGAACAATATCCAAATAGTTCTTCCATAAAGCTTTCATCTAATTTCATAAAGGTGGAAACATTTAAAGCTATCAGATACAAATTATGTGCAGCACTATAGTTTCCCTTGTTATATGCCTTGTTGAAATCCTCAGCATACTTTTTTAATTTCTTTCGTACTTGTTCTTCAGTTAGCATGATTCCCTCCCTAGTAGCTGAAATAATGCCCCCCCTGTTTGAAGGCTGGCGTTGTACCGTTGTAGCCTTCAGCAGAAAAGAACAATATGTTTTCATCCAGTGTTTCGCCGTCAATGAATATTCTGCGTACTGCCTCGAATGATTCATCGCTTATGTGGTACTGAGCTTTTTCAATCTGTCCATTCTCATAAGTAGTAAACTGATGCAACATTTCAATATTTTCTGTAATTGTGTTTGGGAATTTACCTGAGTTGTATACTCTGTTATAAAGAACCTGAGCTACATACATTTTCCCTAATAGATCTTGATTGCCAGCTTCGGCTTCAACCATAGCGGCTGCATATTCGCACTCACCTAAAAAGTCTTCCTCTGCTATGTCCTCTGGTGTCATAGGTGTTGCTATTGGCATTACATCTGAATTATCAAAGGTAATTTCCGTTTCTGTTTCTGTTGTCGCATGGGTATATGCAACCTTTAGCTTCGGTGTAACCTCTGCCGGCTTTTGATTTGATATTGCAACAATAGATACTGCTGCAATCGTTAAGATACCTATATAAGGCAATGCCTTACTTATACCTAAGTGCCTTTTGCCTATAGGTAAGAAAATCGAGTACTTTTCCATCCCCCATTGTCTCCCTTTCAATTTTTTCAGGCATTCCCTCAAAATACCATTCGTCAAAGTCTCTGCTGTAGACTCTGTGAACACCACAGTCTCTGTGGGATTTTCCGCCTGCTGCCTCAAACCTTTGTACATACTTGTAAGCTGTAGACCTGGAAACTCTGTAATCATGCATTATATCCTTGATTGATAGCGTTATTGGTCGTGACATATAGCTACCTCGCTTTAATTTCTTCCGTAACCATCAAATATATAATCAATGCTATATCCAGGGAATAAATCCATAATCTTTAATACCTCATTCCATTTGAACTGAGTTTTTTTAGTGGTTTTGTTCCACGCTGATTTCTGAGTTATTCCTAAGTATCTAGCAAGGTCTGTATTTGACCATCCATTAACTGCAAGCAGTTTTTCAAGATTTGTCATTTGTTTTTCTTGGAGAATTGCACCTTCTGCCGACATTTTTTCACCTCCTTTGTTAGTCAGATTGTTTAATTTAGTCTATGTCAATAGACTAAATTACTTGTTACATGTAGTGTAACAAGTATTCACTCACTTGAGTGATTTATATTGTCATAATAAACTCACATGAATGTATTGTCAACGATTTTTTTATTCATTGTGGTAAATTATTTCCTTATCGAGTATAGTTATTATGAAAGGAGGGATAATTAATATGACATTTTTGGAAAAGATAGATTATCTATGTGAAAAAAATAAACTTAATAAAAGGCAATTTTCTATTAAATCAGGAATACCTTATTCTACTATTGATAATATGTATAAAAGAGGATATGAAGGTATTAGATTATCGACGGTTGTACTTATTTGTGATTACTTTGGTATTACCATGGACTCATTAGCCAGAGATGAGCAAGGAATTGTATATGTCGCTGACTTACTAGAAAATGATATGTCTGTTTATGATACTAAGTTGCTAAATGAGTATCATAGACTTACGCCAGAAGGTAAAGAGCGTGTAGATTACACTCTGAGAGCTGAACTTGAACTGTCGAATGCTAATGATGAAGAAAAAAAAGATGTTCAGGTTGGTTGATTAACCTTGTTTAATCTTGGTTACTATTGGTTAAAGATTGGTTAATGATTGGTTTATGGAGGCTATATGTATTTCTTTACTGATAAAAACGGAAAACTCAAGTGTCAGGAGGCTTATGATGACCCTTTGACCGGGAAACGCAAACAAATAACTGTTACTGTAAAGGACAATTCTAATAAGGCAAAGCATGAAGCCCAAAAGAAAATACAATACAAAATAGCGCACGTCGGAGAAACGCACGCTAAAGATAATCTTTCAGATTTAATTGAGGCATATATTAGAGATAAGTCTGTTACTAATAGGGCTTCTACTATGAAACGTACCAGGACTAGCCTAAACATGATGCTTAAAATTGTTGGTGATGTAAAACTGGATAGGCTCACCGCTGGACTTATTAGAAAGCAATTAGTAGATAAAGGTGTTGCACCATCCACTTGCAATGAATATTACAAAAAATGGAAAGCTTGTTTGCGCTGGGGCTATAAGAATGATTACTTGCCCGACTTGTCTATAGTGGAAAAACTAGAACGTTTTGACGAGGATATTTCATATCTGGAACGTATAGAGGACAAATACCTTGAAACGGATGAATTTAAAACATTGCTTAGTGCTATGGAAGATTTTAAGCGTATGCAATTATTCACATCATTTATGGTTTTATCTGGATGCCGTATAGGTGAGGTTATCGCATTAAATAAGGATGACATAAAAGATTCTTATATAGATATAAACAAAAACTACGACTATACACATGATCTAATTACACCACCAAAAAATAGATATTCCATTAGGCAGATATATATTCAACCGGAACTTAGAGACTTGATTGATAAAATCAACAAAAACCAGATTGAACAACAAAAGCTCTGTGGCTACAAGCCTACGGAATATTTTTTCACTGCTAGTAATGGTAAACGCTTTTCTTATAATTTCTATAGGCGGTATTTGAAAAAGGTTTCTACTGCTGCACTCGGGCACCCTATTACTAGTCATGCTTTAAGACATACCAGTGTTTCAATGTTTCTTATGCGTGGAATGAGTGTTGAAGCCGTAGGCAGGCGTGTAGGACATGGAGCCCATAGTTCTGTTACTATGGAAATATATAGGCACTTAATGAAAGAAGATAAATTAAAAGAAAATAAATTAATGGATAGTATATATTTACTCGGTAATTTGGTATAATGATTTTTGCCTTTTGTAAGTTCAGAGTGCACGCTGGGCTAAAACCTTTAAAAGCGGTCGAGGGTTCTCGGCCGCATTTTTTGAAAATGCCTAACTTTGTGCCTAACTTATGAATCAATATGATACAGAAAAGCACGAAAATAAACAGATACGGACATTTTTTCGAGTCTGATTCGGAGCTTTTATTTTACCTACATGACTATGGGTAAAGTAAATGTTATGAATGTATAAGGAGGATGATTAATTGGAATTTATTCAATTCGATCACGTATCAAAAAGCTACGGTAA